CATGGGTCTTCTGGTGAAATTTGGATTCCGAAATTGTCTTCTATGAACATATTGGATTTGGCAAATATTTTTGCAAAGAAGTATGATAAGAAAATTAAAATGATACCAATTAGGCCCGGTGAGAAAATTGCAGAAAAATTAATTGGGTTGTCTGAGTCTTTAAGAGCAAGAGAAGATTTCGGGCATTATATACTTTCCCCTGCTCATTATATGATTGATTCGGAAAGTTCTAACTTTGAATATACTAGCGCCGATGACGTTTTATCTAGTGTGGCATTAGAACAATACTTAGATAATGATTTAAATATTATAGAGCAGCCTATGGAAAGTTTTATAGGAAAGAATATTGAGGAGATTAGAATATGAATTATCCGTTGTTTAAAGTGTATGTTGATGAAATGAAGATTCTAAATGATTTGTCTCCTATTTTAGCTTCGGGTTTTTTGAACGAGGGAGTTTGTGTAGCAGAATTTAAAAATTCTCTGAGTGATTATTTTGTTCAAGAAAACGTTATTCCTTTGAATAGTTGTACTTCTGCATTAACTCTTGCCCTAAAACTCTCTGGGGTTAATTCAGATAGTGAAGTGATAACTACATCTATGACTTGTGTTGCGTCAAATACTCCTATTCATAGTTTGGGAGCAAAAATAGTTTGGGCCGACATAGATCATAAAACTGGAAATATTTCTGTAGGTGATGTTAAAAATAAAATAACAAACAAAACAAAGGCTGTGTTGTGTGTTGATTGGGCAGGCTTGCCGTGTGATTTAGTTGAATTACATTCCTTGTGTAAGCAACATGGTATTAAATTAATACAAGATGCTGCCCATGCGTTTGGTGCAACTTATAAAGGACAATCTATTTCTCATTTTTCTGATTTTACTTGTTATAGCTTTCAGGCAATAAAGCATTTAACATGTGGCGACGGGGGCGCTCTGGTCTGTTTGAATGATGATGATTTTGATAGAGCTAAACGATTAAAGTGGTTTGGTATTGACCGTGAAGCATCAAAGAATGAGAATGGAGAGTGGAAAGGCCAGAGATGGGATACTGATATTACGGAAGCCGGTTATAAATTTCATATGAATAATATATCTGCTTCTATTGGACTCTCTAATATGTTTGGATGTATTTCTAATTTAGAAATTCATAGAAAAAATGCACAAAAATATTCTAATTATTTTTCTGATTTAGATTTTATTTGTGGGTTGGATTATCCAGAAGATTCTAATCCATCATTCTGGGTATATACTGCTATTTTACATAAGGATATAGATCGGGATTCTTTAGTGGAAACTTTAAATAGTTTAGGAATTGATGCAGGATTGGTGCATACTCCAAATCATTATTACTCATGTTTTGATGACAGTTTATGTAAATTGCCAGAAACAGATTATTTTCATAACCATCAAATATCTTTGCCGTGCGGATGGTGGATGAATGAGAATGATGTTGGAAATATTGTAGATACACTTGTGGGTTCTTTATGAAAAAAACGTGTGGTATATTATTAAATAATAGAGATTATTTTATTCCCTATGTTAATTGGTTGCAGGAGGCACAAAAGTTTTTAGATTTTGATATTTCTGGAATTCATGCAAAAAATTCTGATTGGACTTTTGGTGAAAAGTTAATGTCTTTTGATGAGCTTATAGGGGTATCTGATGTTGTTATTTCTTTGGGTTATTGGAAGATAATAAAACAAGAAGATATAAATAAAGTTCCTTACGGGATAGTTAACTTTCATCATTCTTATAGATTGAAATTTAGAGGAAGACATACTGCAACATGGGCTTTACGGCATGGAGAAAGTGTGCATGGAAGTACAATGCACTTTATTGATAGCAGTTTAGATTCAGGTAGAATAATAGATACTGATTTTTTTGAAATTTCTGATGGTGATGATGCTGAATCGGTTTTTTTAAAATCCAATTCAATTGGTTTAAGCCTTCTAAAAAGAAATTTTAAAAATGTTATTAGTGGAAATATTGTTGATTATAAAAAACATAGTGATGAATATTATGTGTATAAACAGAAAGATTTATCTCATCAAATAGATAGTTCATTTATTACTAATGAATCAGAATTTATTCGTCAGATTAAATCTTTAACATTTTCTGACCATCCATTGCCTTATGTTGTTGTTGATGGTAAAACGGTTTTTTTAAAAATTGAAAGGGAAGGAAAATGAATTGTAAGGTTATTCCTACATATTGTGGTTGGCGGAAGGCTTTTGGTGGGACAGAAGATATAGATTTTTTTATTTCTAATCTTGAAAATAAAACATTTTTATACGAACTGTCTGTTGATAAGGGAGTTCCTTGTGATACTATTATTGTAAACAATTCTCCAGAAAATGAATATTTTAGTGAGTTTATTAATTCATATCATAACACCAAAACACCTAACGGATTGATGAAGATTATAGATGGAGATAATATAGGAATTTCGTTTGGTGGATATAATTTTGCTTTTAAAAATTTTAAAGAGGATTATCAAGATTATTGGATGTTTCAAGAAGACGATTTTGTCTATATTAGAGATGGATACTATAAAGATGCTGTTTGTGTATTAGAACAAGATTTAAATGTTGGGTATGTTTGTATGTTTGGCCCCGTAGGTCCGCAACCTGCTGGTTGGCTTTCCCCAAACGACCCCGGCGACACCAGTCAGAAATATCCCGCTCATTGTAATGGCGGCTTTGGTATTTCTCGTTATAGTGATTTAATTAAGATATATAACCACTTTGGATCTCTTCCTCATTATAAAAGCATTGGAATGAAGGATCGCAGAGAACGAGGCAAGCATATTTTGCAAGGCGAAATTCCATTTACAAATGTATTTACTACCTTTTTAAATAAGACGTTAGTTTCTATAGATAATTCTGGTCATCCTGATGGGTATCCCGATGATGAAACTAGGATGTATATAAAATGGTAAAGTGGTTGTAATTTATATTTAAAATATAAACACCAGTTTTTAATAAAATAATGAATTTAAATAAAATTATATTTAAAAAGAAAATCCTATTTATTTTTGCCGGACACTTGACTTGCCCCGTTTGGCGATTATAATAGGCCCAGGATGAGAGAATTGTCTCTCGACCACCTCAGATAAAGGATACACAGAAATGGCAGCAAGAAGGGCACGGTCTGCGGCACCCACTTCGGACATGGGATTTGAACCCGATGATTGGAGTGACCAAGCAGACCTTGAAGAAACGGAACTTCGGAACCGAATCGGATTTGCATTTAATTGGTATAATTACAATTATAATCAAAAGGAAATTAAAAAGAATTATATTACATATCTGAAGTCAAATAAGTCATATGACAAAACGCAGGTGGCAGCAGTCAATGCCGTCGAACCTTTTGAAATCGGCAATGTCTATTCCTATCTGGCACGCATGGCATCCAATGGATATGTGATGTCGGAAAACGAGCAGAAAAAGTTTGACACCCGGCTGGAATCTCTGGTCGAAAAGGGAAACGCCATTCTTGCCGTAAAGAAGGAAAAGGCAGACACCAAGGCAAAGGCACCCGTCATCAGCATCCAGCAAAGGGTCCGCAATGCAACCGCCGAAATCCTCGGAGAGATTGATGGGGAAATTGACGGTTATATTGAAGACGGGTTTCCGAAACTCTCGGAGTCATTCGACCTCTATACGTTCCTTCAGAAGAATGAAGTAAAGGGAGCGCACACTCGTTTTGTCATTGCACACCTTGAGGAGCAGCTTGCCGAATTGAAAGAGTTGGCCGAGGGAACCGACGAGCAATTGGTGGAAGGGTATTCGCATATCAAGAAGACCAATCAGACCAAGCTCCGAAAGTTTGTTGCCGCTCTCATTGACGAAGCCGAAAACTGGCTGGACAACTGCAAGGGAAATCGGAAGGTGCGGAAGCGGAAGCAGAAGTCACCGAAGGACATTGTGAAGAATCTGAAGTTCAAGAAGAAGGATGAAGACTACGCAATTGAAAGTGTCAATCCGACTACCATTCTTGATGCGTCACAGGTCTGGGTGTTCGACACCAAGACTCGATTTCTTTACAAGTATGTTTCCAATGTCGGCATGACGGTAAAGGGAACCACGCTCAAGGAATTTGATGAGTCGCGTTCCTACAAGAAGAAGATTCGTGAGTCTTATATTCTTCCCGTGTTTGCCGATGTGTTGTGCGGAGGCAAGGTTAAGCTCAGGAAGGTGCTTGACAATATCAATGCCAAGGAACTTCCGGTGACAGGACGAATCGGAAAAGAGATGGTTATTATGAGGACGGAAAAGTAATGGGAATCGGAAAGAAAATTATTGATTTTGAAAATGATTCTTTACGAGAAGCCTATCTTGATTATTCGCAAATTCGTATGTGTGAGATGGGAAATCAGGAATATAAAGGCGAGGAACGAATGCCAGCAAAGGAATATTATAAAAATCATCTTCATGTAAAAGAGCATATATCCTTTGACCTCAACAATCAATGGGGCGCTTTGGAGTATGATCTGACAGAAGAACTGCCATCAGAGTTTCATAATAGGTTTGATGTTGTTACTAATTATGGGACAGGTGAGCATGTTCCAGATCAATATGAATTCTACACCAATTGCCATAGAGTGTGTAAGCAGAATGGATTGATTATTAATTTTATACCCCATGAAGGATTTTGGCCGGGGCATGGTCGATTTTATTTTAATCAAGATGCGGTATGGGATATGGCAGAGGTCTTTGGTTATAAGATTCTTAATTATAAAAATGTGAGATTGCATGACAATCAAGAACAAACAGAAGGAATTTTAGTGTGTTATGTTAATAGATTGAATGAGTCTGTTGATAGGGATGATTTTGATATTATTGATATTGTAGATACGATGAATTACAGGGGGACTGGGGTTGACTACGACCACAGGCATCTTGATAGGGAATATAATGACTAAGTTTGAAAAAGTTTTAGCAACGGTGTCGGCAGTATATCTAAGGGGATCGAAAGATCATAGTGACCAAAAGAATACTTCCAGCGAGGAATACTTGATTGAAATGACTGCATTGATTATGGAAACGATAGAAAGAGAATAAAATGCCTATTCTAGTTGACTTCAATCAGATTGCAATTAGCAATCTAATGATTAACTTGAAGATGGGTCATATTAATGAAGTGGAAGAGCCAATGCTTCGTCATATGATTCTGAACTCCCTGCGATTCAACAGAAACAAGTTCTTCAAGGAATACGGAGAGCTAATTATTTGTTGTGATGGGCGAAATACTTGGAGAAAAGATGTCTTCCCCTTCTACAAGCAGAACAGAAAGAAGACACGCGCCGCCTCCGGGTATGACTGGGGCAAGATTTTCGATGTTCTAAATACCATTAGGGATGAGATAGACGAACACTTTCCCTATAAGGTAATTCACAACGATAGGGCAGAAGCGGATGACATCATTGCCGTCTTGGCAAAGCAATTGAAGACCCAAAAGGTCTTGATTTTATCAGGTGACAAGGATTTCATGCAACTTCAAAAATTTGACAATATCAATCAATATTCACCCGTTCAGAAGAAGTTTCTTCGGGTCAAAGACCCAAAGGAATTTCTGTTTGAACATATTGCTCGGGGAGATGTCGGGGACGGCATTCCAAATTGCCTGAGCAAAGATTCCACGTTCGTCACGGGGGATCGGCAAAAGCCTGTTACCAAGAAACGCCTTGATGAATGGATGAAGGCAGGAAAGGTAACGTCGGGTGATGTGTCATGGTTTGATAGAAACCGTAGATTGATTGACCTTGATTATGTTCCCGATGATATTTGTGATGAGATTATTTCGCAATACGAGGCAGCCAGGCCACTTCATTCCGAAGATGAGCTTGAAGCCCGCAGGGGGCTACTTAACTATTTTGTAAAGAATCGGCTATCGAAACTTATGCCGAACATACAGGAGTTCTAATGTAACTATGGGAAGAACGAACCGAGATCAGATTCGCACACGGAAGAACGATTTTGCAGATGATGGTGATGACTTTGACGAACAGACAAAACGTCGAGAGAAGAAGAGAATGAAGAAGCATTCTCGCAGAGCCATCGGAAAGAATCTGAAAGATATTGTATCAAGTGGTGTATATTACGAAGACTACGATGAGGAGTTGTATGATGACGATTATGTATGAACATTGAATATAAAAACTTTATTATCAATTCCTGTGGAGAGATTGGTGTAATGAAATAGATAAAGTTTTATTATAGAACAATCTCTCCCAATCGGCTACTGGGTCCGTTAGGTTTTTTGGTTGCGGTTGGTGCCACATATTTCGATGATGATCGGGTGGAGCAGTTCCGCGCTCGCACCAGAATTATCGAAACGATAGAGCATCGGCTATAGTCTACATGTTTGTTGATTTGTTGTAAACTCCGCGTCACAACGGGACAGGCAACATTGAAGACAAAATAGTAATATCAAAACTGAGAATGATTTTGGAGTTGGGGAATAAAGTCCTCACGACACATGGGGAAGAGTCCTTGTGTGTTAATGACCAAGCCCTTCTTTCGTCCTGGGCGGCGAGTTTCCACGGGTCAGTAATCAAAAAACCGCTTATCAATACTAAAACAAAATAATAGATGGTAACATTATAGTGGTGGTAAGACCCCCGGGGCCAGAACATGGCTCCGGGGTTATATAATATAAAAGAGAAAACTGAAATGGGATTATTGACAAAGAAACCATATGATAACCAAATAACAGATGACACATCAATATTTTATAACAATCATGAATTTTCTGATGAGTTTGAATATTGGGCAGAAAATAAAGACCTCCCGGTCGTGAACATTTGTATCGGATTTCCAAAGTGTGGAAAGACTACACATATTCAGAATAGGGGACTTGTGGGAATGAATTTTCCGGGGATACCTATATCTGAATTGAGGAGGTCGGACGATGAGGGGGACAGGGTGATTCATGTAATGTCTCCGTCAGAGGTTTCGAGGAGAAGAAAACTAAATAAAATTATCAAGAACAAGGATTCTGTCATTGTGGACGGAGAGAATCTGACGGTAAAAGAACGAGAAAAAATACTGGATAGGTTTCCTATATACTACAAGAAGATTGCAGTAATATGGGAATTGACTGATAACGAACTACTTGAACGTGGGTGTTCTCAAGAAGAACTCGCAGAAAAAGGAAAACTCTATGAAAGACCGGATGCAAACGAAGGTTTTGACGAATTCTTTTATATACTCTCATAGCAACGTGCTGCTCCTGGGGGCCATAATTGCCTTTGGGCTTTTATGTTCTCTTTACGTCACGGGTTTTGGTCTTGTCGGTGTCTTGGCAACATTGAGTGGCATTGGATATTTGGCATGGATGAATGGTCACGAATCTGGTACAATAGTGGCAGTAGAATCAACTCTGAAATATTTGATAGAGGATGGATTTCTTGAAAAAGAAGTTATAGACGAAGAGATTCAGGTATATAGAGTTGATAATTTGATATATACAGAAAAGTGTGAGTGTGGTGAACGGTTAATTGTGAACGAATCAGTAACAAAGGGACATAGAGAAAATGGCAAAGATTACGAAAAAGAAGAATAACCTTCCGAGAAACTGGAATGCCGTGGATGCCCATTTCCGAAATTCTGCGGGGGCCATGAAAGACAGGAGGGCTGGGCGTGCTGGAGCAAGCAATAATAATCGCGATTATCTCGATTCTTATTATGAAGACATGGAGGATGATTTGGAAAATTATTTCCTTGATTCTTTTGTGGACGATAATTCTGGTGTCGGCAGCGGTTCTGGCAGCGAAGGTGGTTGATATGGACATTCCTTCATTGATAGAAGATTTTCAATATCATGGGACAACTCAAGATGATTATGGATCATGGAATTTTTTTCGAGAGATTCCTTCTCCTATACCCAGTCCAGAAGAAATTATTATTTTTAGAGAGAGTCTTGGTAATGTGTATTCGTCTATGAGAACGTTGCCTAAAAATGATGTTGATGTTTTTATGACGAAGCATTTTGATAATTGTAAGATTAGTGAAATCTCTAATGAATATGGAGTGTCTCGTTCGAGGATATATACTTCATTAAAAAATACAAGAAAATCTATTAGACAAAATCTTCAAAACAAAGGGCAATTATTTTAATGCCAGTATATGAATACGAATGTAAAAAGTGTGAACATACTTTTGAAGAACTCCAAAAGGTGACAGACAAGCCTCTCAAGAAATGCCCAGAGTGCGGAGCAAAGAAGGGGCTTGTCAAGTTATTATCCAGTTCGTCGTTGCAATTTAATGGCGAAGGTTGGACCCCAAAGTTTCATAACTAACAAAAGGAAATAATGTAATGGGTAAGGTGAAAGAAATTCAAATGGTGTTGGATAATATTGCACATGATGTTGCTGCTGCTGGCATTCGTGGGCAACTTTTTGAGGATAGCATTCGAGAAGAGGCAAAGATTTACGGTGTTTCAGATTATTTCATTAATCAGTATATGGAAGATGTTGAGTCTCTTAATCATATTAACAGAGACATGTATGATGGATAATGAGATTGAAAGGTTTTTTCGTGATGATTTTAGGGAAATTGGTTATTTAATTAAAGAAGATGTTTCTGGTAAGTTAATTTTGCCGGAGAGAAAAATACAGGACAAGTGGGCCGAGCCAGTTAATGAAATTGTTTCTTTTTTGGTTGAAAATTTACCAAGAGAAAATCTTCATAGTATTTATTTGAGGGGGTCTGCTTCTTGTGGATGTGCAATAGAAAATGTTTCTGATTTGGATTTTGTTTTATTGTTCAGACAGCATTATTCTGCGGACTATATAGAGGAGATTATAAACAACTACATTACTAAAAAATATCCATTTATTAAGTATGTAGAAATTGATTGTTCGTTTATGGGGTTTCTTGATGAACAAAATAAATGGTTATTTAAAGTTTCTACGAAGCATTTATATGGAATTAACATATTAGATACAATTGGTGATGTTAGTCTTTTGGATGTTCCTAAGTTTGTTGATGGGTATATTTTTCATAATGCGAAAGATAAATTTAAAAACGATTTGCATATTGATAGATGTACGTCAATAATGAAGACAATTATGCGAGAGTTGTTTGGAACTGTGGCACATAAAGAAAAAGTTTGGACTAGAAGTATGTACTATTGTTTTCATTATTTTGTAAAGAATTATCCAGATGCAGAGGACATAGCCAAAAAAATAGTATATTATGCAATTAACCCGACAAATGATGTAGATGTAGTGTTTAATATTATTGATGAAGCGAGTTCTTGGTGGACTCGTAGAATTGTTATGAATGTTGATAATGTTGTTTAGAAAGGAAATTTTTTGATGGAAAAGCAAATGGGTCTTCGACAACAAGTAAAAAAGGGCCTTATAAGTATTGATGAGGCACTTGTAATCTCCGAAGGATATAACGAGACTATTCGCGAATGGTTGTTGCGAAGAAAGAAGTCAAACGTTTCTGTCCGAAAGGAAAAGGAAGCAAAGAAGCCTTCAAAGCGAAAGAAGAAATCCCGCCACAAGAAGAAGAGGAGTTAGTTTCAATATGCCCTGGTATGACTATCAATGCCGCTCATGCGATCATGAATTCACAGAAACTTTGGTAATGGCTGACCGAGACAAGCCCACGCGAAGAAAGTGCCCAGACTGTGGTCGAAAAACTGTCAGTAAGTTGATTGGGAACGTCATGATGGGAGATTCTGCACATCTTGAGACAATGGGATCTAAACCAGACGAGTCATACCGGGAAGTGGTTTCGCGGATCAATGAGACATCGGGAATTAAAGGAACGCGATATGAGGTTCAAGACCGAATTAGTGAAAAATCTAAGAATTTCAGGAAGTTTAATACAGATTATGATATTAAAAAGGAAGTGGGCGATAGATTAAAGTAGGAGAATAAAATGAGTGAATTTGTCCATGAGCCACCAGTTGAATTAGATTATGAACCCATAAGCGTTACATATAAAAATGGAACGCGATACTATGAAGTCGAACCCGGAGTACGTTATCCGAGTATGACATCGGTTCTTTCTATTCTTTCACGCGATTCAATTGCCGCATGGAAAAAGAAAGTAGGAGAGAAGAAGGCAAACGCAATCTCAAAGGAGGCCCGTGAACGTGGAACAGAGGTTCACTCTATTTGTGAAGACTATTTGAATAACCGTGAAGATTATGATTTAGGAAAGTTGCCGGATGCAATTGAGTTATTCCAAGTATTCAAGCAGCCGCTCGCAAAGAATCTGACAAAGATATATCATCTGGAGCCTGCATTATATTCAAGTGAATTAGGAATTGCCGGAAGGGCCGACTGCATCGGAGAGTGGATGGGAGTCCCGGTAATTCTTGATTTCAAGACATCCCGAAGACCCAAGAAAGAAGAATGGGTGGACAACTACTTCATGCAGGGTGCCGGATATTCCAAGATGTATGAAGAGATGACAGGAATTAAAATTGACCATATTCTAATCATGGTTGCCGTGAATGGAGACTACGGAAGACTTCCGAGTATTCAATATTTCCCGGCACCCGTAAAGGATTGGGTCGAACCATTAGAAGAAACCATAGAAAGATATAGAAATGAAAATGATAATTGATGCACTAAAAACTTTGGCAGCAAACCCATTTGTTACAATCATTTGTTCAATTGTTTTGATTGACCTTGTTGCCCGGAGGTGTTTCTAATATGAATTATGAGATAAGAAATGTTATAACTTGGGTGGGGGTCTGTGTTGCTCTGACAATATCCTCGTTCTCATTTGGAGTTAATTATGGAAAAAGTCTGAGGATTAAATACAATCCCCCGACAATCATTGATGCCCCAAACAAGCCTTCGCCAAACATTCACTTTCATTATTACCAGCCCTCATCTGCGAGTAAGGAAAAGAAGTTGCCTGCAAACTATAGCGAGGCAGATAAATACTGTATGGCACAAAATATCTATTTCGAGTCTGCAAATCAATCTGCTCTGGGTAAACTGGCAGTCGGTCTGGTGGTAATGAATCGTGTAAAGGATACAAGGTATCCCGATACGATATGTGAAGTGGTCCGTCAGGACAGGCAGTTTTCTTGGGTGAAGGACAACAGGTCAAATGTGCCAAAGAAAGCCGATGCCGCATGGAAGGAATCAGTTCGCATCACAGATGATGTCTTGAGTGGTCGCGCAGACTTCTTGAAGTTCGATGAGGTCACGCACTATCACGCAGACTATGTGAATCCGCATTGGTCCGGGTCAATGGAAGAAGTGGCAACCATTGACCAGCACATTTTCTACAGGCAGTAATTTATATTATGCTGACGAAAAAAGAAATGGCCAATACCTTCTCCTTGGAAATTGAGCATCTTGTAAAAGACACCGACATGACCTATATGGACGCAATCGTATGGGCAGCGGCATCCAAGGAATTGGAAGTAGAGACTGCCGCAAAGCTGCTCAACAAGAATATCAAAAACAAACTGGAAGCAGAGGCTCGCGATTTGAATTTTCTGCCGAGAGAATCCAAGCTGCCGCTATAGGAAAATGCATGACTTCGTTTGAAGTATACAAATTGTTTCTTGCCCTCAAGAATCATTTTGGAAGTTCCAACTATGATTTCTTTTTATACAATGGGAAAACAAAGGCAAATGCGCGCAGTTTCTCTACCAAGAAAGATAAATACTTTTATGAGAGACTTGCCAGACGATACGACAGGCATGAGTTGTTACAGTTTTTTGTTTCATGTCTGATAAAGAATCCAGATGTCTGGGTTGGTGATATGTGTCGGGATGTCAGGTATAGCGAAAACTATCTGGAATGGAAGCGTAGAAAAGAATCATTGACATATAATTTCTCAGAGGATGTCAAGAAGATTGTGGAAGAGGAACCGGACTTCAACCAGTTATTTGTATGTAAAAAAGGAGAACACCCAAAATTATTTGACCTATATAATGAAGGAACGATTGCGTTAGAAACGCTACTTGGAATTGATTTGGTGACGGATTGTTTTAAGGATTGGAATACCAAACTGAAAGATGATATAATATGGAAAGACGCATATCATTTGGCAAAACAGTACAGACCCTTTCTTACAATAGAATCAAAGAAGACCAGATTTAAAAACATTCTACGAAAGGAATTTTCAAATGGTTAGGAAGTTCATAAGAAATATAAAATATCTATTTCTGAGAACCGAGCATATTAGGCTCCTTGAAGAAGAGAACACCGCACTTCAGCGGGCATTGATTGAGGCAGTTGACCTTGTTGATGACTACAAGCGAGCCATTCACGAAATGCAAAGAATGGTCACCATGATATACAAAGACAACATAGAACAGATGCAGGCTGATTTTGCAGAGTATGGAGATTTAAACAGCAGAGAGGAGGAAGAGGAGGAAGCAGAAAATAAATATAGACGATTACTAAAAAAACCAACAATACACTAAAAAACACACAAAAAAAACAATACGAGGTAATTAGTTATGACTAATACATTTGCACAATTGAAGAAGGCAAGAAATAATAGTCTTGAGTCATTGACTCAGGAATTGGACAAGATGGCAAGCGGCACACAGGCAAGTGCCAACGGGCCGGACGAACGACTGTGGAAACTCACGGTTGACAAGGTACAGAATGGACATGCGGTCATTCGATTCCTTCCGGCATCCAAGGGGGAAAGTCTTCCTTGGGTTCGCGTTTTCTCACATGGGTTCCAGG